TAAGTACGTAAGTATTGCAAGACGTTAAAGTAAATTCTCAAATTAACTGGGTTCCTTATTTCCAATCTTTGGTTAAGCAACCTCACGAACCATGGACATTACTCTGGATAGTTCGGGAAGCATGTTCTCCCCCAAGCCACTAGTGGTGGCATCAAAAGTAGAGGGGGGAATTTCAGACTCAGGGTGCAGTACCCAAACCCAAGACTCCACTGTGTCGGATAAGAAGATGACACGGGGAGAAATCGCCCCGGATGGGCGAAAGGGAGAAGCCTCTGGAGAGGGGCGGGCAAGCGCGGGTAAGAAAAACGCGCGAGCTAGACCACCCATAAGTAAGGGCGCTAGGTCGATTAAGCGCCAGAGTAGGCCGAGATCAGCTAATAATGAAGCACTGATTTCTCAGGTACTCAATAATGAGGTGGCAAAGATCTCTGGAGAGAGAGACGCCGCACGGGAATTGCAATCCGTAGCGGAAGAGGACAGTGATGATGAACCCTGCGTGAAATTAAGCGAGATTGAGCAGGAAGATGAGGACGCAATCCTCGAGGATGCCCAGCAGGCCTTGTTGGGTAACACATTCACACAGCACATGTCCACTGACAGGCTCGAGACTTTCAGTCACTTGGGACTTGTCTGCTTCATCAGCTTTTGCATAGCTATAATTTGCGCAGCAGGATATTGGGACTATGATGAATGGTGGTTACATTCGGACACCTACAATACTTTCAGGGCTAATTTGCTCTGGATCTTGGTGTTGCCACTGAAATTCATCCAACCCATCAGGGAATATTTCTTCCCCGAGTCCTGGACCGGCACATGCTTCCGCGTGTTGGCCGACATCCGCTCGTCTTTGAGCGAGATGGGGGAGGTCGCTCAAGACCCCCTAGGTTACTATCTGTACAGATATCTGGAGTTCCACAACTCAGATGACTTCTTCTGTTTCAGCTGGTTCTGGGTGACGTTAAGCTCACTAACCTTCGTCGTGCTGTTTACTTTCTGGCTACTACTCAGGAGGACAGTGATCCAAACGTGGATGACGTACGATTTCACCGATGCGGTGATCACCCCAGGCGCCGTTAAGGACCGGCGTACCGACACGAATTCCTTATTGAAGTTGAAGTATCGATCACTTTTGACTTCACCCAAGGTGCGCATCTACTCTAAGGTGTGCACGCGAACGGCGCCGCACTTTGTGGATGTTGCACTTACAGGTGTGCACTTCCTATGGTGTTGGTGTGCGGGTGAGACCCCCGTGTCAGACTTATCCACGCCAAGATATATGAGGATCAACCCCACCATCTGTGTCGAGACCACGATGCAGGCGCTGGGCCCTCACTCTGTGCACTTGAAGCAATCCCTGGCCTCTGCGCATATCCGCGCAGTTTGTTCCAGGATTTGCACCGTGAATCTCGATAAGACTGTCAGCTTACGTGGAGACTCCGTCTCACTCAACTCTGCCTCCTTCGCCGAATTCCTACTGATATACAGTACAGGAAAGATGAGGAAGTATGATTTTTCCCAACTACTATTCGACTAACTGGTCGCCCTATCCTATATGGGTATCGGGTAGTAGAGATTGCTGGACTAGAGTTAACCAATGCAGTCAAGGAGGAGATGAGAGTAACCCTGGATGACACCCCCACCGTGCGCGGCTGTAAGTCCGTTTCCAACGGCACCCACATGGAGGGAGTGGCTCGTCCTGCCCCGGACCTTAATGACCCTTTAAACAAGTTATCGGGCATGGCAAAGAGAATCGCTAAATTGCCGCGTAAGGCTCGCCGGAAGGTGTTGTTTGGTTTGAAGAGATTTACACGATCTTGGTGTAAGAAGAATCTCAGGCCGATAGCACGCGATGCGGATACTAGTGTTGAGAGTTGGCTAGCAAAAACCAACTACCCTCAGAAGCGTAAGGATCAACTCCTGAAACTTCACCGCGACACGCTTGCACTGCCAAAGGACTTCCAAGTCCGTTCAGTGAAAGGATTCTTGAAAGATGAAGCTTATGACACGTTCAAACACCCTAGGTGGATAATGAGCCGCTCAGACTACTTCAAGACTCAATATGGGCCGATTACCAAGCTCATAGAAGAGGAAGTGTACAAGCACGAATCCTTCATCAAGCACGTACCTGAAAAGATGCGGCCCGAGACCATCAAGAAGATGTTGTATGCTCCCGGGTCCACCTACCTAGTTACCGACTACACCGCCTTCGAATCACATTTTGTTCCAGAAATTATGGAGGCACTCGAGTTCGAATTGTACCGATACATGACTTCCGGCTTGCCGGACGGTGCATTTTTCATGTCGATGAACACTGATGTTATCGGCAAGGAGAACCACATTGTGAGCAGAAACATGTGGTTCACTGTTCTCGCTAGAATGAGCGGGGAGATGTCCACTTCTTTGGGGAATGGATTCTCCAACCTGATGCTCATGCTCTTCACTTGTAAAAGAGCAGGCTGCCAGCACGTCAGAGGTGTTGTGGAGGGGGATGATGGGCTGTTCGCCCTAACTGGAAAACATCCCGAGGCGGAGGATTTTGCGGAGGCCGGGTTTGACATAAAACTTGAGGCATTCACTGAGATCTCAGAAACTTCCTTCTGCGGCATGGTCTTTGAGGCCACCGCAATGCAGCAACTTGCATGTCCCTATCGAACCGTTGCCAATTTCGGATGGGCGTCGAAGCAATATCAATTTGCCTCGGACGCCACGCTGAAGGCGTTGGCGCGGGCGAGGGCCATGTCAATTAAGGTGCAGTATCCTGGTTGCCCAATGATCGCGGCATTAGCCCGCTACGGAATCAGGACTACAGAAGACATAGACCCAAAGTTTATGAGACGCACACTGGCCAAGTCCAGGACTAGCCAATACCAGTTGGACAAATTGTTCTACTTACTAGAGCAAGAATCAACTTTCGAAGAGCCACTCCCAGCAACCCGCTTGCTTTTTGAGGAGAGGTATGGAGTACCCATCTCCACCCAACTGGCATTTGAGGAATACTTAGATGCGCGTCAAGAATACGGTGTCATCAAATTCCCGGAGTTTGAGGCACTGTTCCCAAATGAATATATTCAAATGTGGCAATCCTATGTAGTAGAGGAACCACATGAAGTCAATCACCCACCGATTCCGGAACTATGGTACCCAGACAGGATCCAGTTCCTCAAGGACATCGCGCTCAAGCATTGGAATCAAAAGACCAACAAGAGTGCCATGGGGTGTTGAGACTTATCGATTCGTGGCAGGACACGTTAAAATCCGGACATCCGAGGAGTACCGGCGAGGTATGTGTCCGCAAAGACAGAATAAACTACCCCAACCGAGCAGGGGGCCCTATTAGTGCGGCAAGCTCAGGGAAGCTGACCCCACCAACTCAGCTGCGGGCACTATTCGCATCATAAAAAGTCATTCCAGTGGATGGAAATATGACTGTGTGAGGTGCTCGTGAAGAGCCAGCGGATGAAGTAAAGTACGCATGGTGGTAACGGACTCAAATTATGGTTCCACCGATCCACAAAGTGGGCCCCACGCATGATGGAGCGTGGGGTACCGAGAATACCCTATCAAGAAAACAACCCGCAACGGGAGGCGTCCCAATACGCAAGGAAGGCGTTCCAATACGCAAAGGCAGGGACTCACGAACCAGCCCCGTGCCGCCCAGAACAAAACTAGGGGTAGGATTCCTGGTTTCATTGAGAACATGGTGGGTGAGGAACGTATCTTCACTGTTTCGTCCCGTTCTGTCAATTATGTTGAGAGTTTTGATATCTCTCACATCGGCATGGCTCTTATCAATCCTAATCTGAGAATTGTTAAGCTGATGCAGCAGTATGAAAGTGCACTCGTGAATCATATCAAGTTCACATTTGTTCCCACTGTGTCCAAGACGGCATCTGGTAGCATTCACCTTGCTCCAGATTATGATGTGTGTGATTTACTCCCATCACCTGAGGACGCGCCAGCAGTGATGTCAGCTATGGCCAAGTACAAGACTGGGCCTATTAGTGAGAATCTCTCTGTTGATATGCCCAATCCTCGCCTCAGGGATGGAAGCTGCTACAGACCGGCTTTCTACCTTGCACCTCAAGGTGCGGAGAGGAACACATCGTTTGGACGATTCATGATGTACGCTGAAGGCTCATCAGTGACAGGGGCGGTGGGGCACATAGTCATGAAATATGACATTGATTTCATAGCCCCCCAGATCAGCTCTTCAATCCCCATTTACAGCATTACTGCTGACGGGATGAAGGTGGGTACCGAGAGCATCAACAACTATGCTGGTGCAACCGGCCATTCGTTTACTTCTGACGGACCCCTCTTCTTGGCTGATTCAGCTGTTCCCTTTAAGGTCTCACCTGTCAAGATCGTGACTGCGATCCTAGATCAGGTTGCCGCTGCCGAGGCAATGACCGACTTCTCAGGGCAACATTTGCCCCTGGGTTCAAGAATCTTCATGAAAGTAGATAGCACTGCGTATGAATCAACACCTGATTACACTCGCCCTCTGTTTGAGTCTGCAACCATTGCAGGCGTATTTACCTCAATCCTGGGGGAAATCGCATCCCGTGTGTCAGTTGAAGGCGCATCAGGAGCTCAATTACACTTCAGAGACACCAAGACCATTGGCTTCTAAGTGCTGACTTTTCTTTTCTCGACCACACTCGAAACTCTGAGAGGATAACCCGGAGTTCTCCAGCGTCGTGCTGGATGTGGGCCTTCGGGCCCAGCCCGCGCAATGGGATTTAAATTGCGTGCGTTTCTGTTATTGCGTATCCCAATAGCAGCTCTCTTATCGGGGAGGATAAATATGAGATCGTTACCACTTTTCG